CATCGTTCAGGCATCCTGCCGTTCCCACCCCTTGCGGGGACCCCTCTAACCGAGGAGGCTCAAAACCTTGCAAAGGTTTTGAAGGAACCCAACTCTAAACGTGAAAGGAAAGAGATCATCACTCGGATAGTCCCACGAAAGGACAGAGCCAAATGACTTCTTACTTCGCGTCACATGTCTTCGAGAAGATATGTAACCACCTCGTACTACGCCTTTAATAATAGCCTGCATGACACCCATTTCTGAGTGGATGAAAGCACTATTCATTGTCATTTTATCTGGAGAGTAGATAAATACCCTAAGGGGTACGTTCTCTAATCTTTCATAGATGGTGCTACCACTCCACGAAGGAGGAAGTTTCATCATCTTCAAGATAAGTTTTGATTGGGGAACAGATTTCCAATCAAGAGGTAATGCTCGCAAGGGTGTCCTAATACCTGCTGATATTTCTTCAGACAACGGGACTAAAAAATTAGTCTTAAGCCGTTGGCGCAACATGCGCAGAGTCTTAGTAATAACGACACCACTAACAGCCGACCATTGACAAAGTCGATTTATAGCGGAGTACAGTTCAGCATCTGTATTAAGTGACGTCAAATAAACGCCACGAACACAGGTCCCACGGAGGTAATCACCACCGCAAGACTCACGGAAAGGATCAGTGCCTGTAAAACACTTATCCAAATTCGGAGTAAAGCCAAGTTTCTGAAGAGCAGCAATAACAGAGTCGTAGAGTTCTGTGGGGACAATAATATCGTCACCATAAACGCCACAATTCATATTAGGGCCGTTCCAAATTAACTTGACCTTGCACTCTCGTGCAACTCCAACGACTATTGACAAGAACACAAGGGTAAGAATTACAAACGTGTAACCATTACCCATAGTTGATATCATAGGCAGTTGTATAACGTCCTTATTGGGGAGCATAATACTCTCCGAACGTAAATACTTAAGCCAAAAGAGCAAGCAAGGACAATCCTTAAAAAGGACACTAATTAGAGCTAACGAAACGCAATCACTCGCCGAGGAAAGATCAATGGTGGATAAACTTCCATCGATACTACCTTGACAAGCGAGCTTACGGTTCTTAAACTGCTGATTAGACAGATCCAAGCCGATACTCTTCAGTCGCGAAGAGAGGATAGTATGCAAACTAAGCTGGAAACCCATTGGGAGACTAGCCTCAGTTGCTATAAACCTTTCTTCAACCGCTGACTTAGGTGCAGAGCTCATTCTACTGCAAGGTACAGGCATCGTGGCATACACGGCAGCTCTATCAAGTTCAACTTGGTAGAGTGAAGTGTTGTGCAACGAGTTTGTGAAGAACCTGTAGAGTGATGTTTGGTGTGGGTAATAAGTAATATCAGAACTCACGAATTTTTCAACCCATGAACCCCCTGAAGCACCCAAGGATGCACCAGGACCACACGTAACATGCCACGAAATACAAGAATCTGTAAGATCGTGTGAACTCCCATCGTAACGGGAGTCACAAACACGTGACAGAAATGAAGCCGCTTCGCTTACAACGTTCTGAAGATGCGAATCTCCAGCGATCGTAGCTAAAAGTGTTTCATTAGTTGTCGCAGTTTGAGCGCATACATCTGCAAATTTAGAAATTGCATTTGCCTGTCTTTCAACAAGACTGAGCTCAGATTCGAGTCCACCACCTATCCATTTTTTCCCAAAGGAAGAGATGGCATAGGGAGTATACTCACATGTTTGTGAATTACATTCTGCAGAGAACGTATTCCAGATGGCAGAAAACCAAAAATCTGGCGTGTTCATAGAAAAACCTTTAATTGAATGTTAAAAGGAAACGCGAACTACTATATTGTGTTCGTCACGAGTGACGTGTACAACGCAGTAGCATTAGCGTAAAGTAAACCAGTGGTTAAAGATATAAGCGCTGCAATTTCAACTGCATCAGCTGTATCTGTACCTGCTGGTAAATCAACTTGGAATCTGACGATGGCTGGTTCTTTTGGCATCGCTGCCAGAGGAAGAAGACCTTTGCGAAAAACCATGCTGAACTTATTCCTAGGAACAGAAGTCCGAAAACTCCCACTAGGCGTGACGGTAGGAACCATTTGATAATTACTGACTTTATAAATAGAGACAGTAAATGGATCTGATCCGGCATGCGTTGTGACACCAGTTTGGGTGCCGCCGATAGCGCTAACGTACCATTGTTTACCGTTGACAGCAGGGTTTTGATCTGCTATCAAGGTATACGTTGGTGAAGTTAGGCCAGTTACAGCTGCGCCAGTAACAGGCGATGTTGGGGTGAAAGACATGATGTTTGTCCATTAAGTTAAAGGAAAAGAACTCATTGCTAACGAGAGTGCACGAATGCAGTACGCGCTGCGACCAGAGAAGCGAGATTAAAACCTTGCTTAATGGAAGGCAATGAGAATGATAAAGCCAACCCTTGTATGATCCCGCTCGCCGAAACAGGCGCGCGCGTGAATCTAACGGTCCTAGCTTCACCTCCAATTGTTGCGTACCCCTGACGAACGGGGTAACCAGGTGCGCTGAAACGACCCCCAAAAGAGATTATCTTATGCTTACATTCTATTTTAGTAGACTGATAAGAATAGAAATGCTTTTGAGACGTGCCAGACACAGCTGATACTAAGTCACCAAGATTAGTGACGTAGTCAACACAAAAAGAGAAGGGAATAAGATCGTAAAGGGCCCGAGGGACGGAGTGCAGATTGAAACCGAAGTCAGTACTAAGAACATCAGATACTGATTGAGCGGTTATAGCACGCCCGCCGCCGATGTCAACTTTCACTTTTGCTACAGTTTGATACTGATAGTTAAACGTGAAATTACCGGCACCGGCACCATTGGTAAACACAGGAGAAAGTGAAACTTCTTCTTCCGTGCTTCGACCCCTATCGTGTTCAACCCGAGTCTCTGAAGAAAGTTTGTGTAAAACTTTTGCAGTATCTCGGATATCGCCGATAAGAGGAGAAATACCAAAGGTCCATTCTAGGTAAAGGTCATTAAGAGCTCGCCCGAAATCCCTTGTGGAAGGTCTAGCAGTACGTCTTGCCGAACGGAGCGATTTATAAAACTTCGTCGTCAATTCAACCATAGACCTACCAGGGTGGGTAAGCATCTTGACCGTTTCACCTAATTCTCCAGCGAAGACAAGACCAGCGACACTACCATTGGCATTATTATAAAACTTGCCAAGTGATGTGGACTGAGCCTTATTAACTAAGGAGGAATAGGGGATAGAGGACGAGTCGGGCAGCATGTTGTTGATAGAGCCTTTCACTGTGAAAGGATACCAACGACGTGGCGTCGACACGTCTTCTATATACCCAAGACCATTTACGGCAATGGGTTCCCTAGTAGTTGTAGTCCTTGCATAAGAGGTTGTAGCACTTTGCAGCAAAGCAATGCGCTGCTTATAACCTCTATTACTAACACCGGAATGGAAATCGGTGTTTCCGAGTATCTTACCTGATCCTGACTGAAGGCTTACTCCAGGACAAGCACACTCTGATGAGTATGCCCACGAAGAGTTATCTTCCATCAGTTAACAGGTGTAATACAACTGCCTCCATAGCTTCGGAAGGCGGGATATCATCATCCAAAATTTCAGACTGAGAAACAAGCAGAGACTCTGTTTGTTCCCCATCTTTTATGAGGGTGACAGAAATCGTGCCAACGTCGACTGTGAGTGTAATTGTGTACATTAAGATCTCCAAAGTAAAGGAATACGGGAACGCGCGTGAGCG